TTCAAAACAGAATACTTCTTGGGAACAGTTTTGTAACTGGGTCACCAGCACCGACAACCGTCTTTATGTTGGTTGGTTCGGCGTCCTGATGATCCCCTGCCTGCTGGCTGCTACAACCTGTTTCATCGTTGCCTTTATCGGTGCTCCCCCTGTGGATATCGATGGCATCCGTGAACCCGTCGCTGGTTCACTCATGTACGGAAACAACATCATCTCTGGTGCTGTTATCCCTTCTTCAAACGCAATCGGTCTCCACTTCTATCCCATCTGGGAAGCCGCCTCTCTTGATGAGTGGCTGTACAATGGTGGTCCCTTCCAACTCGTAGTCTTCCACTTCCTCATCGGCATCTATGCCTACATGGGACGTGAGTGGGAACTTTCCTACCGTCTCGGAATGCGTCCTTGGATCTGTGTTGCTTACAGCGCACCTGTTGCTGCTGCTTCTGCAGTCTTCCTGGTCTATCCTTTCGGTCAAGGTTCTTTCTCTGATGCGATGCCCCTGGGTATCAGTGGTACGTTCAACTACATGCTTGTTTTCCAAGCAGAGCACAACATTCTGATGCACCCCTTCCACATGCTCGGCGTTGCTGGCGTGTTTGGTGGTTCACTGTTCTCCGCAATGCACGGTTCACTCGTTACTTCCTCGCTGGTTCGTGAAACCACTGAGAACGAGTCACAGAACTACGGTTACAAGTTCGGTCAAGAAGAAGAAACTTATAATATCGTTGCCGCTCACGGTTACTTTGGTCGTCTGATCTTCCAATACGCTTCATTCAACAACTCACGTTCACTGCACTTCTTCCTTGCTGCATGGCCCGTTGTTGGCATCTGGTTCACCGCTCTGGGTGTTTCCACGATGGCATTTAACCTGAACGGTTTCAACTTCAACCAGTCCGTTATCGACTCTCAGGGTCGTGTGATCAACACTTGGGCAGACGTGCTCAACCGTGCTGGTCTGGGAATGGAAGTTATGCACGAGCGTAACGCCCACAACTTCCCTCTGGACCTGGCTGCTGTCGAGAACACTCCTGTTGCTCTCACTGCTCCTGCCATTGGTTGATAACAGAATAACAATATAAAGAACTGGGGTGGTAACACCCCTTTCTTTGTCTCAAAACAACTTAACAAAACTTCAAAATGACTGCATCACTTTCACGACCTATTCAACAAAGGGGGTGGTTCGATGTTCTCGATGATTGGCTTAAGCGTGATAGGTTTGTTTTTGTCGGTTGGTCTGGCCTTCTCCTTTTCCCTACAGCTTATCTCGCTATTGGCGGTTGGCTTACAGGAACCACCTTTGTTACCAGTTGGTACACCCATGGCCTGGCGAGTTCATACCTTGAGGGCGCTAACTTTCTCACTGCTGCTGTTTCTACTCCTGCTGATGCTTTCGGACATAGCCTCCTTCTTTTATGGGGCCCAGAGGCTCAGGGAGATATCGTCCGCTGGTTCCAACTTGGGGGACTCTGGCCTTTTGTGGCATTCCACGGAGCCTTTGCTCTCATAGGATTCATGCTTCGGCAGTTTGAAATTGCACGTCTCGTCGGAATCCGTCCCTACAATGCGATCGCTTTTTCTGGTCCTATCGCTGTATTTGTCAGTGTATTTCTCATCTACGCTCTCGGACAATCGAGTTGGTTCTTTGCGCCATCGTTTGGTGTGGCTGCAATTTTTAGGTTCCTCCTCTTCCTCCAGGGTTTCCACAACTGGACGCTTAACCCGTTCCACATGATGGGAGTTGCTGGAATTCTGGGTGGAGCACTCCTCTCAGCAATCCACGGCGTAACAGTCGAGAACACACTGTACGAAGACAGTGACCAAGCAAACACCTTCAAAGCCTTTGACTCCACACAGGAGGAAGAGACTTATTCAATGGTTACTGCCAACAGATTCTGGTCACAGATCTTCGGCATTGCTTTCAGCAACAAACGCTGGTTGCACTTCTTCATGCTGTTTGTTCCAGTGATGGGTCTTTGGACTTCTTCCATCGGCATCATCGGTCTGGCACTCAACCTCCGTGCTTACGACTTTGTGAGTCAGGAGATCAGAGCAGCAGAAGATCCAGAGTTTGAAACCTTCTACACCAAGAACATCTTGTTGAATGAGGGTCTCAGAAACTGGTTGGCACCAGTCGATCAACCACACGAGAACTTTGTGTTCCCTGAGGAAGTTCTTCCAAGAGGAAACGCTCTGTGAATTATCTTGCACCAGTTTATTTCACTTGCTTTGCGCTCATCGCTGGCGCTGCCTTTGCGATGATGTGGGGTAACATCAAATCAATTAATGATGAGATGAACAAACCTCAACCTAAACGTCATCCAGAGGCACCACAACCTGGGGAGGAAGTTTTATATGTTGACTTTTCAAAGTGACACCGTTTTCTTGGCAATGTTATTATTCAGCATTGCCTTCGGTGTTTTACTCTTTGTGTTATCGATATTACAAAATAAATAAAGTTCCATTCGGGGGGTCAGACGACCCTCTTTTTTATGTCATGACAGAACCTCATCTCTCCTGGTACCGACTCCATGAATTTGCCAGAGATCTTGGCAATTATAAGATCACTCATAAAACTGTCACAAGCAAGACTCATCAATCGGAACAGATTGTGATAGAGTATAACCATCGCATTAAAGACAAACCTTGATGGATTACTCTGAATATCTTGAGAAGAAACGTGGAGTTTCTGAGGCAAAACAAGCAGCAACACGCTGCTGGGCAGTTGTGATTGGTCACCTTATTCTTCCTCCTGTCTCCTCTCTTTACTACGCAGCGAAGACCAACTTCTGGAAACCCTTCTGGTGGGGAACAGGAGTCGCTGTGGCATGTGTTCCCTTGTCTCTTGTTGACATGGGCATTACAATGAGTATTGCTCCTCCTCTGACCTCTGGTGCCATTCTGGTGACCAATGCAAAGAGCAAGCGCCGTAAACTTGAGGTCTTTGACCCTGAGCAGGCAGATGCGATCGTTTACGAGCGATCCGCACATGCCCCTTCAGATCCTAATTGGAGAACTAAATGAAAGAAACCGTTATCAAGCGACTTGTTGATGCAGTCGAAGCACTCGGATGGGAAGTCGGTGATGACATTGTGGTTGAGGTTGGTGGGACTGCTGTCTCTGGCATTCACCAACCACCCACTGCTAATCCTCGCTGGTCCACACCATTCGGTGCTCGCAAGTACAATAAGGATGCGTTTATTGTAATTAAAAATCTTGACAGAGATCCATTCTCTCCCTCGCAACCAAATCCTGATTTGAAACAAGCACATGAGTACACAGGACCCAGCTCCGAAACTAATTGATGGAATCTTTGAAGTGGTTAAGGGCAGGTTTCTTTATCATTCTTTCGATAAAGAAGGTAAGGGACTTGTCTCTGGACTGACTGAGAATTCGGTTATTAGAACGACACACTTTTATCTAAAGGGACTCCAAGAAGGATGGCCCGAACCAGAAAAAACATTTGCAGGAACAGTTGGAGGAAAACTCTAAATATGGAAAAGAAGTTTCCTGTAGAACACGTTATCCTGGAAGACAAAAAAGAAGTTTGGATGAAAGGAAGTTACATCCTCTCTCTGGGTGCAACTGCCATCCAAAAGAAATACTTTCCAGGATACAAACTCTGCTTTGCTTCTCAAGAACATTTCGACAAACTTAAGAATCAATGACCTTCACAGTTTACTCGAAGGACAATTGTCCTTACTGCACCAAGGTTCAACAAGTTCTCCAGTTGGCAGAACTGCAGCATGTGATTTATAAACTGGACTCGGACTTCACCAGAGAACAATTCAAAAAAGAATTTGGATCTTCATCCACTTTCCCCCAAGTGGTGGTTGATGAAAAACTTCTCGGTGGATGTACCGAAACTATCAAATATCTCCAAGAAAACAATTTGGTCTAATGGAACAAGCAGAACTCTACACTCTCTTTGGAACAGTTGAAGAGGCAATTGATTTTGCATTTGAAGGTAAGTATGTCTTGGACATGTATGCTTATTTGAAGAGTTCTAAGGCAACAAAGCGTGACACTGAGGCATTTATTAACAGTGACACTGCAAACGAAATCAATAGTCTGATCTTAGATCTGGAGGATTATCTGGAAGGTGGATCAGACTCTGAGCATAAGCAACTCAGAGAAGCTTATGGTTACCTTGGTAAACCAGAGGCAAGAAAGATCAAGAATTACCTTTATAAGATCCTTGAAGATGCATGGAAGTATGAACAAGAGCGAAGACCTGGAAGACGAAGAAAGGTTTCTAAATAACGATAACGAAGACGAACCGAAAGTTAATCGGGGAGTCGAGTTGATTCTAAGAAACAAAAACAGGAGAAGAGAGGAACCCAAAACTTTTCAGTTGAAGTTTGGGAAGATGTTATCTCTCTTCAAGAGGGAGATCCATTTTCTTATTGACTTCCAACTGGATTTCAAAAGGAAACGATCTTAGGAGAAATCAATGGAAGCACTGGTAATTACACTCACGTTGTCTGTTGTAATTTCATTCATGTTCTTCCTTGTAGGGGGTATGATTGGTTGGTTGGCACGAGACTATGTGTTTCGGAAACAAACAGAGTTTGTTCCAACTCATCCAGAGATGTTCGATGAAAACGGACAGTTTATTCCTGAAGAAGTCATGTCGATTAGGTTTGAGAACCCAGAAGACTTTCATTATGAAGACGAATAAACAAACACATTTAAATCAAGTAAACTGAACTTAGAGATTCTACAATTATGGCCACGACGACAAAAGATCTTGATGCGACTCCTAAGAGGAGAACACCTGCTAAAAAGACCACTGCTAAGAAAGCAGCACCAGCGACTCAGGCGGAAACTCCTCTGAAGAAACTTCCTCCCAACCCTTTCATGTCTGAGATCCTTGATCTTGCAAGCAAGCAAAGAACCAATGCTAAGAAGGTTGAGGTTCTGAAGACTTATTCAACTGATGCGCTGAAAGCGATTCTGATTTGGAACTTCGATGAGAGTGTCATCTCTCTTCTGCCCGAGGGTGAGGTTCCTTATGAGAAGAATGATGTTCCCATCGGAACTGACCACACTTCTCTTCGAAAGGAGTGGAAGAATCTGTATCACTTTATCAAAGGTGGTAACGATTCATTGTCTGGTCTCCGTCGTGAGAGCATGTTCATTCAGATGCTTGAGGGTCTTCATCCTCAGGAAGCAGATATTCTGTGCCTGGCAAAGGATAAGAATCTTGAGCGTCTTTACAAGATTCCTTTTGGTGTTGTTGAGGAAGCATTCCCCGACATCCAATGGGGTGGACGTAGTTAATGTCCATAATTGTCTTACATGAGAACTGTGACCCATCCTTAGCAAACGATCGAAGTCTTCCTTACACCGCTTATCTGGTGACTTATGAGAAGGATGGAAAAACTTGTTATGACATTACCATGTGTGGCAAGAAAGTTGAACTGTTTGATTATTACTGGGATCAGTACAGAGAGGGGTTGAAAACCTTCAAGCAATCAGAAGGAAGAGTCAACCCCAAAACCTGGGAGAATCCTGCTAGGTCTAAAGGAAAGAAAAAAGCATGAGTGGATTTGGTGATTACAACGTGGAGTTTGAAGGTCTGGACATGAACAGTGACCAGGTTCAAGCACTTGTCAAGAAGTATAAGAAACTCAAGAAGTATCAGAGGTCCAGTCTCTTTGCAGTTAAGACCATGGATGGAACAGAGGATGTCATCTCTAAGATGATTGAGGAAGCAAAGGAAGCAAATTTGTAACAAATTTGACTAAATAATATTACTGGTGTTATAATACACCTATCGTTCATCACATTCGCTGTTTGCGAATAGCGAATGAGACGCAAGTAAGTCGCGGAACGGATCGTTCAGATTATGGTTGATTTTCTCATCTTTTTGAATCTAATCACTCAAAGAGCACCTGTTGACCCAGAATATTATTTGTCTTGTGAGCAGTCAGCATGGATGAGAGAAAGAATCTTACGTTCAGAGTTGCTTGATGCTGGCCAAAAGCTAGACTTTGTGACAAGAACATGGGAAGGAACAGATCCTTCCTGTAAAGAAGACCATAATCCGCAAACGACTGAAGGAACGGGGCCTAAAAATCTCATTCTTCAGGAGCAAAATCATGAACACTCTCAACCTGATTCGTCAGCAGATTAAAAAAGCATCTGCACTGCACGATGCACAGATTCATGCCACCTCTTATCGTGGTATCGAGTACAGTCTGTGCGGTCACGAGCCCTCTGAGACTCACGGAACCTTTTGTTATCGCGGACACACTTACAACAAGTGATTGTCTTCACATTTGATTAGTGTTATAATGGGAGGAGAGATCCTCCCTTTTTTTATGGAAAAAGATAAACTCAAACTTATTGTGAGGAACCTTAAACTCCTGGTCGATGCTTTGGAGTCTGAGGTCTACTCAGATGTTGAAGCATACAAATCAGATTACCAATCACCAAAAATTTCAGATTACGACGAGGTATGGGACGATGACGACGGGTACCCTGACTGATTGGAGATACTCCGATAAGAGAATGAAACTCAGAGAGGAGGTTCTCGGCATTCTCCTAAAGAATTATGGAAGTGATCTAAATGAAGATGGGTCACCTAAGTATTCTAATGAATCCATTTATGAGTGTGCTCATGATTGGGTCTCTCAAGGTAATGAAATAAGTGCTGGGGTGATTGCCTTCTACAAAGCTTATTACACTGATTACGGAAATTACAGAAATGTATGATGATTTGGATTCATTTGAGCGAGCTCTGATGCATTTTGGAACTCGCATCGAAGTTATTGTTGCCTTGGAAATTGGTGATAAAATAGATTCTGAGACCGCTTATCAAATGATTAAGACAGAATTGAAAGCACTAAAGAAGATTCGTAAAGAAAACAAATGAATGTAAAACTGATTTCATGTACACCAGACGCAGAGAAGCAAGTGGCTTACTGTGCAAGGGTTTCTAATCCAGCAAATCAAGACAACGATAATTATGCTGGACTTCTTCGTTACTGCATCAAACACAAGCACTGGAGCATCTTTGAGCAAGCGTTCATGACTCTGGAGATTGAAACCACTCGTGGACTGGCGGCTCAAATTTTGCGCCACCGTTCGTTCACATATCAAGAGTTCTCCCAACGTTATGCTGATTCTTCCCTACTCTCCGAGGCGATCCCCATTCCAGAACTGCGACGCCAAGACACCAAGAATCGTCAAAACTCTATTGATGATGTGGATCCCCAACTGACTCATCATTATCGTCTCAAGATGAAGGATCATTTTGATCAATCGATGAAACTTTATCAGGAGATGTTGGATGATGGGATTGCTAAAGAG